TCCATGGACAACAATTGCCGCCAATTGCACTGGCTGCGTCTTGTATGGATTCGCCGAGGTTGTTTCAAAGTCATAAACAATATAATCACGATAATTCATCATTAGCCTCTTTAATTGTGTTTGCTATTTTTTCAAGAACAGAGACGCCCAAAATATCGAACTTGACACATCCTATCGCTTCCAAGTCACTCATTTCCATTCCGGCAATTTGCTCTGAGCCTCTTGAAGCTTTAACCATTGGACATACTTTTGTCAAATCTTCTGAAGCAATTACAACTCCAGCAGCGTGCTTCCCTTGAGTTTTAAAAATGCCTTCCATTCGCATTGACTGCTCAAAAGCTTTAGCATAGTCTCCGCCAAGAGATCCATCTTCGTTAATCCAGCAATAGTCTACGAGAGAATCTCTATCATTTTCTAAAGCCCATAATATAACAGAAGGATTTTCCATTTCCCCCAACAAGTCTGAAATAGCAGCTTCGCTTGGTAGCTTGTCTGTAATTTTATTCATCATGTCAAAGCTACACAACTCATTGACTCTTAATACCTCTTTGATGATAGACCTTCCAGACAATCTGCCAAAAGTTAACATTTGGCAAACTTTCTCTTGTCCATATTTTAGCTTTAGATAATCTATGACTTGTTCTCTATACGATGGAGGAAAGTCAACGTCAATATCTGGGAGCGAGATATGATCTTCTGTGTTTCTGCCTTCATTGTAAAACCTCTCAAAGATTAAGCCATACTTAATTGGATCGATCATAGTTATCCCAGTTAAGTAGCAAACTAAAGAGCCTCCACCAGATCCTCTTCCCGGACCCACTAGACACCCTCTATTCTTAAATTCATTGACATAGTCTTGCACTATCAGAAAATAGCCGGATAGCTTTGCTTTTTCGATTACAGCAAGTTCTGACAAAACCCTGTCTCTATAAACATCTTGATCTGCTTTGTCAATTTTCCCATTAATCAGCTTTCTCCATCCATTTCTACACAACTGTTTTAAGTATTCTGTTTCAGATTCTCCATTTGGAGTCTTGAACGTCGGAAGCTTTGGATTTGAAAAGATGTTGAAGTCTGAGCAAGAATCTACTATATCTTGTAAATTTTTGCACTGATTAGCATTATAAGCTTCAGTTATCTCAGCCATTGTCTTAATATGATAAGAACTACTTCTGATGAATCTAAGCAAGTCTATTGACTTACTTTCAGAAATTACTTCAGAAAGTTGCCTCATGGTTGTTTTACACTTGATCGCAATTAAGACTCTATGGTCTATCGCATCTTTCCTCTCCGGATAGTAGCTGCACGTGTCTGGAATACTGTTTGGCTTTGAGGACAGCAGATCGGCCAATACTTTAGATACGGGGAAAGACTCAGAGTCGAGATAATTCACCTCTACGTAATAGCTCTTAAAAAGAGAAGCCATGTATGCCATTTCTGAGTCGATTACTTGCTGGCATTCATTAATCAAGCATGATGCCACAGAAGACTCACTAGACGCAGAAAAAATGCATTCATGCGACGGCATAACCTTGTTGAACAAGCGACTACCAAGATAACCATCAATGCAAACATAGTCATCCGGATTGATTAAAGATAGAAGCTGCTCAAGAGGGATTCTTGGCTCGGATTGATAGTTTTCTGGCGTGTTGCACGACGAAATTACTTGCAGTAATGAATTCCAAGCATTGATATTTTTGCATAAAAGCGTTATGCGAGATCCATCAGAAAGTATGATTTCCGATCCAATAATTGGTTTTACTTTCTTCTTTTTACATGCTTGTATAAAATCTACGCATCCGCTGATTGTTCCGATATCAGTGATACCAGCAGCATTATAGCCAGCAGCTATGCAAGAATCTACAATCTGCTCAGATCGTGACGTAGACATTAGTAATGAGTAATGACTATGATTCCGTATCAATTCTGCCACCTCCAGATCCATATTTGCCAAGCTTGTTTAAGTTTGCGTAGTTTTCAACTACGTAATCCATCCCTTTTCTTTTTACAAGATTGTGGAAGTTTTGACATACAGTCAATCCAGTCTCTGGGTCACGATCAGAAAATTGACACAATCGTGTGCATTTCCAATCCGTTTGATCTTGAGACAATTGCTTAGGGACTTGACATCTTTTTAACTCTTCAAATTTTGACTTAAGCATTTTTTCTGCTTTAGCGTATGCTTCATCCGCAAATACAATATCAAACAATCCGCCGTCATTTAGATAAAAAATACTGATGTAGAACGATTTCTCTGGAAACAAATTTTTCATAGCGTAGTAATACAAAAGCAACTGCTTATCTGAGTAAAGATCAGAAAGAGTCTTTTCTTTTCCGGTTGCCCAATTTAATCTCTTGCCAGTCTTATAATCTAAAATTTGAAAATAAGCGTCATTTTCTTTCAATATTAAGTCAACCGTCCCTTTGATTGACAATTGCCCAGAAAAGGTTTTATCTCCAACTTTGTAATCATACTTTGCCCAGTCATGAGGAATTTCAATATCGAAAAATTGTTCAGTAGCAAAGATATCTTGATTGCGTGGGTCCATTATCCCGCCATTGTAATCAAGTGCCGCTTGAACCCACTTAGTGCAAGTTCTCAAGTCAGCTTTTGTTAGTGATACGTCCTCATGCTCAGCATAATACCCAAAACACAATTCAGTAAGTAACGGAATATTATCACACTCAGCAAAAGTCAAATCACGTATATCATCGTTCTTTAACTTTTTTTTATTTGATTTCTGAGCAAGCTTTTTATCAGCAAGAGCCTGCATTGCTCTATGGAAAATAGTACCCATAACGGCTTTTTTATTGGTTTTGTCCTTCATCCCCAAAACGTATTGGAAAAAGTATTTCATTTCACACATTTCGTGTGTGCCAATCGCGGATGACCGCAAGTACATTACAATCATCTAAATTCTCACTTTATGCTAGTTGTGAATTTTCCAATAGACCTGATTGGCTTTACAACACCTAATTTCAATAAGGCGTCAAGAAATGCATTACAAGACTCATTAATTTGCATGTCTCTGTTGTCAATGACAGCATCAAAATTTTCATAATTATCTGCATCTATTTCGCTTTGATGGTAGCTAGTGTAAAGAGATCTTGTTAACCTAACAACTTTGCCACCAGCGGCTCGAACATGCTCTATTTCATTGATGAATCTGCAGTCTGCAATAACTGCAATTTCTGGAGAGTCTTCTTCAATTCTTCTTAAGCAATTCTGAACCCATATTGGCTCATATATTTTCCTCATGATATCAGTCCCGAGATATTGCATAAATTCACGAGCCGTCATTGGTCCCGGCTCATGGTAAACAATAGAGCTTAGTACTTTTTCATAATAGACTCTTAACGATTCAGCTTGTGCAGCATCTACCTTGTCTGTAGGGGTTTTCTCTGTTGTAATTCCCGGCATATTCTCCCATCGCAAATGATTCTGCAGTTGATTCTTCTGATCATCTGTTCCATAAATGCACTCTGGAGGAATATTGAAAAGCATCACGCAAATCTCTTTGAGAGAATCGGCAAAATTGTACGCTCTGATATGAGGCCAGAACGTAGATGACGCATACTCATAAAACTCTCTAGTTGACTGCTGTAAATCTAAAACACCCATATCCATATATTCAGAACCGTTCTCGTCAAAAAACAAAGCATTGACAAGCAATTGACCTTCTGGGGAAATGGAAAAATTTTCAAGGAATTTATTCCTCTTCATTTCATGTCCATGCAAAAAATTACACAGTGTAGTTTTACCGCTTTGTTTTTTCCCGCTAATAGCAATTATCTGTGTCATTAAAATTTACCTTTTAATTGTGGTTTCAATACTTCATTTATTTGACTTACAGACATTTCTCCAATGTCTTTTGATTCATAGTTTGCTGTGCTTATATTGAATAATGATCCAAGCTTTGATTTAACATCTTTGATACACAACGCCCCAGCATTGTCGTTATCTGCTAATACTACAATATTACATGCTCCAGTCTTTTGTATTAAAAATTCTTGAGCATCACTTAGTTTTGAACCAAACATCCCGACTGAATTAAAGATGCCAGCCTCCCAAAGTCTGATCACATCTCCTTGTCCTTCTACAAGAATTACTGTCTTGCAATTTTGTATATGCTTTATGGCTTTTCCATAATTGTAAAGAAAATTAGCTTTGCTAAATCCTTCTTGATTTAACCATTTTATTGAACTACCAACTATTGTTCTTCCAGTACATCCAACCATGTATTTATCATTTTCATCATAGACTGGAAAAACAATCCGGTTGTACATTTTGCTTTCTTTTCTTTTACACACTCCAACATCAAATTGATTCAAAACTGATTCTGAGAAGCCCCTATCTATGTAAAACTGAGCGGGAAACTCTAAGTGCATTCTAACTTGTTCTCTTACAAATCCTTTTTGTTGTGGAACTGTCTTTGGCTTTCTAATAAGCTTATCAATCGCGTCTTGCTCGTATAAACTATACCCTCCATTACAATTTACGTCTTTGGAAAAATGTTCACAAAATTTAATAACATCTACAAACGTGAATTTTTTATCGTTCTTTTTTTCGAGCATCATCCATACGAATGTCAGAATATCATTACCATTTTTTTCAGAATGACAGTGATGGGTATTACAGAACCATTTGCCACAATGTTCTTCGTTATCAATATTTACATTGATGTTAAATGCTGATGGATTGTCGCCACAATGAATTGGGCAGCACAGTACCAGCATTTCGTTCGACTCATAATAATCTTCAATTCCAAAAAACTGCAGAAGATCAAAAATCTTCATCATCATCTTCGTCTTCAGTTGAGCCGTCTTGATCTTGGAAGCCTTGAGATCCGCCACCGACATTTTTTAGCTCCCTAATGAGGCCAAGCTCTCGTATACGAGCGTATTGTCCATCCATTTGTAAACAGATATATCCACCATCTTCTATTCCGGGACCATGTCTTGAGACAATTGGAATTATTTTTTTGTTTCCATTGCTGACCCCATCTGCCTGACGCTCTTCTGGAGTTTTGTCTTTAAAAATAGAGAATGAAGTACATAGCCAAACCAGTCTGTCGGACCCAGAGACAACGTCTGTAGACTCTTTAGTAATCCCGTCTCTATTCAACTGCACAAAAGATAAACACGCACAATCATTTTCTACTACAAAATTATGCAATGCTGTTATTTGGAATCCAAGGACTTGAAACTCTGCCAAGTTATTACTAATGCTTGAAGACGCCATCAACTTGAGATAATCATAAATAACTACACAGTCTTTTAGTTTTCCATTTTCGTCGTAGCCTACTTGTTTTAATAACCACCTCTTGATGATTGACAGCGTCTCGTCAAAAGGTCTACCAGCAATGCTGACGTAGTAATAAGGCATAGACCGTATCTTATCGACAGAAGCTTTAACAGACTGCTCCAGCTTTGGATCGGAATAGAAAGATCCATTTGCTATAGTGTTTATTTCTACGCCGCTTAGATTGGCAATAATTCTATTCCAATGGTCTTGTGTGCTCATTTCTGTATCAAGCATCAGTACTGGAATATTATAAGTATTAGCAACGTGCATTGCAACATTGTCGGCCAATACAGACTTGCCCACTTTCGGGCGAGCAGCAATAAGATCAACACATTTTCTTCGAAGTCCACCGCCAATCGCTTTGTCTAATGACGGCATGCCAGTCGGTATACCAATAGATTTTCCAGCATTATCTTTTAAGTGGTCAATGTATTCACTCAGTCCATCACTAATCCCTTTTGGAGACAAGTCATCTTCTCTCATAAAAGAGAGGCAGATATCTTGGACGGGTTTTTCTACAATCGACAAGATATTAGATATCGGTTCATCGCCACCAATCCCGTCGAGACCTCTGTACATGTCACGAAGAGAAGATTGGAGCTTTCTAGCAAACTCAAGACGTTTTAAAATCTTTGCGTGCTCAGATACATTATCAATCTTTATTGGTGTTGAAGAAACACCTCGGATATGCTTTAATACCTCTGTGCTTTCAACATACTTTGAAATGCCGAGAGTCTGTGCCGCAGACAATATCTCTGTATATCCAACACTTTCTGCATTAGACATTGCATGCTTTACGCATCTAAACAATACTTTATTCGCCTCAAGCGTAAAGCTATCTTCATTTACAAGATGTTCGACCTCTAAAAAACATTCTCTTCCGTGCTGTATTATTCCAGCAAGTACTGCTCTTTCTGAGGCAATATTTTTCACATTGCTTTCTTTAGACATTGTTGCACACCTTAAGCAAAATCTTTTACTTCTTCAATAGACATCTATCACACTTGTAATCTTCTCTTGCAAACAAAGGATTCACATCAAATGACTTATTGCAAGATTCACACGTAATAGAGACTGGCTTGTACTGCTTGCGAGATCTGGCTACTGGAGGCTTTACATTATCATTAATCCTAGATTCGTTTTTATCCAAAACCTTATCGGCAAAATCATTTGGATTGAATTTATTTGCCGAAGAAGTCTCCGGCTCTCGCTGAGTAATCACTCTGTCAGCTTTTTTTTGTGACGCACTTTTTGGTGTTCGCTTTTTCTCAGTTCTACTAGAAGACAAAATGGTCTGCATTTGAGACATTAGCTTGAGCAAGTCTGGATTTACACCCTCGTTCTCTTTCGGAGGCAAGCACGTCTCTCCAGAAAGACTTTCATAGCAAGCAGAGACTTTATCCCAGTCTCTATCAAGAATGGCTGAATGCAGATTTTCAGTAATTGATTGCAAGTTTTTTAAGATCATTTGTTGTAAGCCCTTACTTTGCCAAGAGATTGTAATAATTCTACTTTACGACGTATATCTTTGCAAGACTCTTCAAGCATTTGGATTCCGCCTTTGAGTCTCAATCTTTGCTTTTCTACTAGCTGAGCATAACTATTTTCT